CACCTATGAGATTTAACAACTTGTTCACATTTTCCCCAAACGATTTAATATGCTAAAGTGCTAAATCAATAAAGTGGGACCAAACATAATTAGTTAAACAACAAAACAAAGACATAAAAATATTACACAAACAATACAAAATGTTTATTGCAAAAACCCATTGACAGATGTATAATATTATTGTAATCATTAAGATTACACAACAGATATTTAAGGAGTTGTTACAATATGAAAATTAACGGCAAGAACATCAAAGGAATAAAAAAAACTGTAGGTAGATACAACAAGATACCAGTTGACAAACGAACATCATTTAATATTTGGTATGACTGCGTAACTAGCACTGTTATGTTGATTAGAAATGATATGTTTGCCCAAAGCAATATGGGAGATGAAATATTTTGCGATATCGGGATAACGTTCAGACGTTACGATGATGTTAGCGACTGTATCAACTGTGAATACCCATATCTAGGCAATGCAAATATATCAATGTCAATGCTACGCAGTGTTTTATCACAATACATAGTTTAACATTGACAATTCACTATTTATGTGTTATACTAAATGTGTAACCACATTTAATAGATTTCACACGGTCCGCAGGGTTGACGTGAATAAATAATCAGCCCTATTCCAAACCGCCAATATTATAATATAATATTGAAAAATTGTAGGTATGATTTTACATACGCACGATAATTTACACACATGGCGGTTAAGTGAGTGTATACAAGGCAGGCATAGACAGACCCCTATTATAGTAAATTAAGAGCTGGCACTGACCCTGTAATGTATGACAAATATTTACAAAATTTTAACAGAAAGAGGTAAATTAAAATGAACGGTTTTAATGTCAACATGAACAAGAAGGATATTTTTAATGCAAAGAGCGGTAGTATTTCAATCAAAACAGCAGAGGCGGCAGAGTGGCACACTGTTTCAGGATGCGCAGTAGTAGAAAATGGCGGTTTGGATAGGAATCAGACCCCATGTGATATAGGATATATTGCAACAGATGTCGGCGTTTTTGGGTTCGCGTCAAAGGTTTGCATTGACCACATGGACGAATTGGCAGATATTCTCAGCGAGTGTCTGAACGCAGGCGAAGAAGTAAAGGTAAGATTTGTAAAAGGAAAATCTAAAAACGGCGAATTCTATTCACTACAGATACAGTAAATTCAATCGGCTGTAACGTGGTAACACAAAGTTACCACGTTCTGTCGATAGACAAAGGGGTGAGAAAATGAGCAAAGACAAGTCACGGGAATGGTTACCTGAATGCGTTAAGGTCAACAAGGTAAAATCAATGTATAACTACTATGTGAAAACATTGTTAAATCGTGTAACAAATATGTTCACGTGGGAGAACCTACCTGAAACAGTTGACGAAAATTTTTTAGCAATAACACTAATTACGCAGGGTCGTGTTATATGGACTGATTTTAATTCGAAACTGTATGCACTAAACGGCAATTATGGTGGCGAACCTAACGTTTATTACTACCCGTCACAATTCATTATAGCAAATCCAATTCTAGGCAGTAAAATAGTAGATATAGACAAAACGGGTGTTTTAATGTATCTAACCGATACTGACAAAATATGTAGTAATGGTGAAACGGGCGGTTTGTTCGGGTTAATATCCACAACTGCGCAACTGTTAGCTGATAACATTTCATCAATAAACATAGCGCAACGCAATACACGTATAACCGCCCTAGTAACTGCAGGTAATCAGGCGCAGAAGATATCTGCCGAAAACGCAATACAACGAATGTATGATGGGGACCCCTATGAGGTTGTTTTAAATGATTTAATCAATGCGTTAAAAATCAACCCCATGATTGAAAGCACTGCAGGCGGTTCCCAGTACATTAAAGAACTGGTCGAACTGAACCAGTATATTTTGGCACAATTCTATCATTCAATTGGTGTAAATGCAAACTATAACATGAAACGCGAACGCGTCAGCGGCGAAGAAATAGCCGTTAATGATGAATGTTTGATAATCAACGTTATTGATATGCTGAACAACCTGCGCGAATCAGTTAAAAAAATCAACACAATGTTCAACACAAATATATCGGTTGATTTTTCAAAAGAATGGAAAGGGGGGCTAAATAATGACAACCAAAGACAAATTGGTGAAACTGATAACAGTGAAATCGATAGTAACGCTACTGCTGACGATAACAGTAATGGTGATAACAATGAACGGCAGAATAACGGGGAATGAACTGCTGAACATCTATACCACAGTCATTGCGTTCTATTTTGGAACACAGTCCGCAAGGGGTGACCGCAATGTGTGAAATAGATAACTACGGGTTTGCGACTGTTGATTACTGGAATGAAAATATATCAACATTCAAAAATATTTTCAGCGGTGTAAAAACGTTCATTAATTTCAGCGAAACCCCTGCAGAAATATTTGATTTATTTCAACTGTATAATGCTGAACGATTGGTGTTTAAAAAATACCCCACAACCATGCAGGAAACTACTAACGCAATAGCACAGCTGACTAACTATTGCATTATATTCGCCCGTACCTATCAGACCAAATACAATAAACTGTTAGCTACGGAAAAACTGGAATATAACCCCATAGAAAACTATTCCATGACCGAAAACGGAACGGACGTGCGAACCCCTGATTTAGTTTCAAATACAACTGCTAGTGGAACATCTAGCGGAAACGCCACAGACAGTAGCACAAATACATCTGCAGTAACAACCTATGATAACACCGCAGATTTTATCAACCAAAATAAGGGTACTGCAGATACCACTACCACAACCAGCACAGAAAATTCGTCAACGGGTAAAACAACCACAACGGGAACTGAAAAAACCACACATGAATTTAAACGCAGTGGCAACATCGGTGTAACCACGTCACAGCAGATGATACAATCTGAACGTGAAATAGCTGATTTTTCAGCCCTATCACAATTTGTAAATGATATAGCAAATCTAATTTGTTTGTCAATATATTAAACAAAAAAAGGAGTAATGTAGTATGAAAGTAACACAGATAGCAACCATTCTGAATGAAATTTCCAAGGAAATGATAGGCGAGGGTGCTGTGGTCAACGAAGACCTGTCAAACATAGTCGATATCGGCAGATCGTTCACTAATGTTCTGACCACTGACGGGGGCGTTGACAACTACGTCAAAAAAATTATGGATAAGGTCGGCAGGGTGATTAACGTTGACCGCAAATACACGGGCGGTGCACCTGACATTATCCGTGATAACTGGGAATATGGTTCAGTTTTGGAAAAAATCAGGGTTGATTTGCCAAAGGCTACAGAGAACGATACATGGAAACTGGTGGCAGGCACCAAATATGACGATTTCGCAGTTTTTACACCGCCAAATGTTTCAACCAAATACTGGAATAAGAGGATAACATATGAAACCAAGGTATCATATGGTTATGAGCAGGTCAAATCAAGTTTTGCAGGTCCTGCCACTATGAACGCATTTTTTGCAAACATTGAAAATCGTATACGTTCTGCAATGGCGTTCTATAATACGTCACTGGCAAAACGTACAGTAAATAACCTGATTGCGCAGAAAATTCACAGCAAAAATAACGTTGTAAATCTGCTGACAGAATACAACACAGCATATAAAGCAACGCTGACGGCTGAAAAGGCACTGACTGATAAAAATTTCCTAAGATATGCGGCTACACAGATACAGCTATATCGTGATTATATCACAGAAATGTCAATGTTGTATAATGATACATCATATGTAACATTTACCCCGTACGAATATCAGCACCTAACACTGTTGTCACAATTTGACAAGGCAATGATAACCAATATGCAGGCGGACACTTTTCATGATGATTTGGTAAAAGTTGGCACATATGACACGGTTCCATGGTGGCAGGGTTCCGGCACAGATGAAAACGTTGCGTTTGCTGAGGCTAGTAAAATTGACGTCACTATCGAGGGTTCTGAAACGGCAGTAACCCAGAATGGTGTTGTAGGTGTTCTGTTTGATAGGGACGCGGCAATGGTTTGTTGCGAAAACTATAGGGTAACATCATTCTATAACCCTAGCAATGAAACAACCAAATTCTATTATAAATGGGATGCTATGTACATGAACGATACGGCAGAAAACTGCATTGTGTTTGTTATCGATGACGCGGCATAAAATCTATAATATAGCAGGGGTATAATAATATCCCTGCTAATATTTGAATAGGGGTGAAAATATGGCATTTATACTAAACACATATCACACGGCAGATGACCCACGAACGATTACAAAAACATTGACTAATCAGATAGATTACACGTGCCAGTTGTTAGATAGTGCTGAAATGGTAACACCTACGTTACGTGTTAGGTGTACATCTGAAACATTCAACGCTAACTACTGCTACATATCATTTTTTGATAGGTACTATTTTGTAACGGGTCAAACAGTCGAAACCGCAAACACGATATTGATACACTGCAGACTGGACGTTCTGCACACATACCGAAACGTGCTACTATCCAGCACGTTTCTAGTGACTAGAAACGAAAACATAGGCAGTACATACATTCCCGATACAATGTTACCATTAAAAGGTAATAAGGAAATTAAAGTAATTGAGTTTACCGGAGGTGATTTTAATTTAGATACCGCCACAGCAAATAGTTACAACTTTGTGCTAAATGTGGCAGGAGGTGGAAGTAATCAAGGAACAGCAGAGAACGGAGGGCTAACACATGAAATTAAATAAGGAAATTTATTCCAGTGATAGAACTATATCATTAGACTATCTAAAAGGAATAAAAACCACGCAGTCGATGCAGGAATTAATTGATAATGGTAAATTACAGTTAAATAATCCTATTGACGAATCAATTTTTTATGCCGTCGATTTTAATCCCCCTGATGATTATTTTGTCCGCAGTGGGTATAGGAAACCGCATCAATCTGAATTCGTAAACGGTACTAACACACCTAGTGGTGTATGTGCTATGTTTGGCAGATTAAAAACTAATGATACATTACAAAATCGCCCCGTATATGCTACCCCAGCTAAGACTACATTTCATAGACTGGCATATGATAGTGATACGAATGATGGGTTAGGCTATTATTTCGGCACCGAGTATAAGTTAAAAGATTTTCTTTTTTTGATTCGAGTGGTAGCGTATAGATTTGAATATTCTGGTATGGGCGACGTATCGTCATTTGGTGATAAATTAGATGTTGACGTAGATACGTTTGAAAAACAGTACAAAGATACATACAATGTTGTAGGTATATATGCGGTACCATATTATTCTAGAACGGCGATTGGTGACAGACAACGCTGTCAGGGTTTTAATATAATACCGTTTTGCACATATTCAAAAAATTCTATGGTGGATAATTATGATATTTATGGTGCGTTATATTTTGGCGATTATGACCAGTCACACGCTGTTTTAAATACGTTTATTTATGGATGTGATGAACTATACGCTAGTTATTTTAATACCGAAACATATTATTATGCAAATTTAGGCTATGCAGATTTGTGGGATAAAACATATTTTGCTATTGGTAGCAAAGAGTATACGGGATATTTACCAGTTTTTGATTATAGTATCGAAAACATTCATAAACTATATAGCAGAATGGGAACTTATTACACATTTTCGACAAATTTAGCAAAGCAGGAAAATCTAAACCAAAATGGTATATATTGTGGTATTATTTCAGATGATGGAAAAATCACTGGAAAATATTCAGAGGGTGCAGAAAATGCAAAACAAATTCAAACAACATGGGATAACCCCACCGATTGGCAGAATAACCCATTTAATGGAATAGGTAATACAGACCCTAACAACTACACCGATAGAATAGACCTAAACAAACCCACACTGTCAAACGTTAACGTGTTTAACCGCAGTTTCGCAGTAACATCAAACAGTGTTCGTCAATTAGCCGATTTCTTATGGAACGCTGACGAAACAAAATTTCAAGAAATTGTAAAAGGGTTAGCGTTAATGGGTGAAAATCCTATGAACGGTATTATTGATTTGCGTTTATTTCCGTTTAATGTAGCGTTAAAAAATTCTGCAACGAATGCTGAATCAATTGTAATCGGCAGAACAAACACGGGGGTAAACGGTATTAAATTAACGGAAAATGTAAACAGTTTAATTGACCTGGGTGAATGTACATTTTTTACTAAATTCAAAAATTTCCTGGATTATGAACCATACACAACAGCACAGTTATATATCCCATATATAGGCGTTGTGCCTGTTTCCACAGCCGAATTTATGGGGCATAGAATTTCAGTAAAAATGATAGTCGACTATACCACGGGTGCAGGAACGGCAATCGTGTTTAAAGACGATATACCATTTATTTACAGAAATGGTGTAGTAGGTGTATCAATTCCAATGACGGGAACAGACAGTGCAAATTACGCTAGTACAATTATCGGCAATGTAGTTAGCGGTGCTGTTGGTGGTGTAACGTCAATTGCTAGTGGAAATATTGGCGGTATGGTTAGCAGTGCTGAAAAATTGTATAGTGGTTTTGCAACTGGTACTAATTACCAAGAATCAGGTTCAAGTTCCCCGTCTGTTGCAACGTGGCAACCGCAACACTGTTATTTCATTATTGACAGACCTGTTTTAAACGTACCTAGCAATTATGGGCGAACGGTAGGTTATGCGTGCGAACAAACTGGAAAACTGTCCGATTTTACGGGGTTCACTGTAGTTAGCAACCCTGAAATATCGTTTAAATGCACTGACACAGAAAAAACCATGCTGTCACAGTTATTGACTAGCGGTGTATTTGTATAATGGGAATCAACGTCACGCACTGATTAATTCGTGTACCAGTGACGGGAATATTATAAACTCCTATACTGTATTGGTATAGGGGTTTACTATTATGATAGAAACGTTTGTTTTATTTGTGCCTGTTGTTTTATCCAGTTTCGTATTATTTCGCCCGTGGTATTGTCAGAAAAATACATTTTATTGCGGTTTATTAGGTCCCTGATGATTTTATGTGCGTCCGTGGGTGTTTCGTTGATAGATTGACACCACATAGGATACGGGGAAACGTCCAAACTATATGTTACATCGTTTTCTGCTGGTGTTCTGTTGGTGTTGGTGTGTGGATTAAACATAACAAAAACGTGTCCGTTGTCATTGACTATATTTCCCCTGATTATGTGTTCTTCGAAAATTACAAAAAATACAAACGCTATGTTGTCACGGTTAACAGAAATGGGACAATGTGGGTAACCCTTAATTTCCCATTTTCCGTTAGTTATCATTTTTAATTGTGGGTTATCGAACGCAAAATATTTAGCAGTTTTCATCGTGTTTGTGGTGTCGTTGCAGTATTCAACGGCAACGCGCAAACCGCTGTCGCCATAATCAACTATTTGTATTTCACCCTGTTTCATTTTGTCAATTCTTGTCAATCCCATTTCAGCAAAATACGGGCATGACTGATTGACTGTATTTGCTAACATATATATTTCACTACCGTCCCTGTCACGTATGATAGATGATAGGATATTTTGGAATAATACAAATTCGTTAGGCAGATAAAAACGTCTAGTTATGAATTCGTCAAACAAAATAATAGGAAAATATCCATTATCTGCACCCTTTGTGGTTTCCATAGTGTTCAACGCGAAACAATGTATAAATGGTTCAGTCGATTTTTTTATAACTTTGCCGTTTTCAACCAGTGTAAAATAGAAACAGTTGGACTGAAAACAATAGCTATTCCATTGGCCGTGGGTATGTTTCGCAATATCATGGTCAGCACATACTAAATTATTTAGATTTTTTCTAGTTATTTCCTCGTCGAACCGCCTGATGTATGCTAGTTTCCACCCGTGTTCTAACGCCCGTTCTACAACGCTGAATGTTTTGCCGTTTGAACGTTTACCGAAAATAATGTTATAGGTAGCATTAGTTTTCAGTATTCGTTTTAAACTGTAATACTCATCAACTGGGGCTCCCATTATTTTGTTAATTATTTTATTCATTCTTTACTCCTTTTTTCCGCAGGGGTTCAATATACCCCTGTTTAAATTTGTCACGTGCCATTGCAATTATATCATCTGCATATGTATCCATATCTGCAGTAGCTAGCCAAAAATTCAGCCATTCAGGATAACGCAGGGGATATTCCACGGCACTATAGAACAATTTACGTTTACGATAGTTTACATCCGTGGAATAATTTATGCAATAGTTTTTCTGTTGCATATCATTGATTAATCGTATAATGACAGCCCCGGCTAACTGTTTCATAGCCGTGTTGTAATCACATATTTCACTAGCGTTTAGGTAATTGCCAGTACAACCCATGTTTACCACTCCTTTCATATTTTTAAAATTTTCAGATAATCAGGTTTAGGGCATTCCATAGCCCCGTCAACGTATTGTGAATTAGAAATATATTCCAAAAACGCGACCGTTAGGCTGAGACTATAGTCCTGTTCTGTCATGTGAATATAACTGTTTTCGTCAACAACATCAGTTTCGCCTAGGTAGTCGGTGATTTTGTCAGAAAAATCATCACCTATGTTACTATATGACAGTGTTGATTTGCCCGTGGGATATTTAACATTGCCGTTACTATCTGTATAGACTGCAGGGATATACATATTATCATCAAAAAAATCAAACGGGCTGATTTTATGATTTTCACAGTATTCCATTATATACGGCACTGCCGTTTTTTTGTTCAATCCTGAAACAGTTATACTAAAATCATCACCATTGTATGAAAATGCGTAACGTTTCGCGCCTAGTGTTTTGAAATATTTGTAGGTCTTCTCATAGTCAAATACCCCTAGGGGGGTATGTTCACCCCTGATTGTAACGGGGTTTACCATATCACGGCTAACACCTATTTCGTCACAGCGTTTCAACATATCATTGAATACACGTTCGTTATAATCGTCAATCCACGTTTTGTATTTTTCGGGGTGTAGGTATTTTATGCTATCAGTATCGCAGTATACAACGTCAATCCCCATTTTCAAAACACCCCTGAACAGTTCATGCCTAGCCCACGCAGTCACCCATACACCCCACTGATATAATAGAAATTGTTTATTGTTCCCTATGTAGCTATCCAACAACGCGCCGTTTATATCCTGTTCAACATCTTGCCAAAATCCGCCTATATCATCATCGTTTTCCACAAATTCGCATTCATTGTTTACGGGGTTTGTAACGCTCATTCCGTATGCACTGTTTAACATTCCTTTTTTTAGCAAATATTCCTGTTCTTTACATTTTACACCTTTTAATGTTGTTTTATCTGAAAACAATGTCAAAACGCATTGCAGAAATTCATCAGGCAGATATCCATAATTAGCAACCCACATTTGAACAACGTGAATTTTGTCAATTTCATAAAATTCACAAATATCGTTATAGTCAACATCTGTGATATAGGTGTACACCTTATCTGCTGATACTATACGCCCGTTGTCATATATTCCGTTTTCAACGTACTGGCATTTTGAACTACTAATTATATGGTTAGGGGTTTTAGCATTAACCCCTTTTAAACAGATTTCAATCAAACACGCCTTCGCGTTCACCAGTGTTTCAAACTGTTTCCGGTTATTTACGGGCACTTTGTAAAATTTTGTCATAGGATATTTGTGACGAACCATTTGCGCAGGGTAACTGCTAGTAAAATCTATAGCACCCACGTTTTCACACGTTTCGCCAACGTGCAGGACGTTAGCATGTGTAAATCCACCTGCAAAACATTTGTGCATTAATATGAACAATTCTGGTTCTGTAGGGGCGCAGTGTTTGATAAATGTTCGGTATTGTTCAAAATTGGTATGTGTTGAAATGTATTCATAACAGTATCTACGCACATACCCCGTTTTTGTCAACGGGATATTAGCTATACTGTTACCATTTTGTAACATTTCCTGTTTTATGAACCAGTATATAATCTGTACGTCATTTTCACAATATGCTAGTTCTTGTTCGGTTAGGGGGGTTTTGCGTGTTCTGATTATTTTATAGTCTAGGTCACCAGTCAATTTTGTTATATCGTGGATTGTTATTTGGTCTGCTGTTTTTGCTAGGGATAACCCTGACAAAACATACGAACATCTAAATTCAAAACAGTCATCAATCACACATTTCATAGGGTGACGATTTACCCGGGCGAACACGTCCGACACTGGAAAACGACCCTGCAAAAACTGAAATTCGTATGCTAGGTTATGAACATATATTACTAGGCGTTTTTTACGCGATAATTTATAGCGTTGTTTCAGTTTTCGCAGAACCCCCATGAATTCATACCAGTAACGACCATACACGGGAACCCCATTCAGCGACATTGAAAATTCATACATAAACGCACGTTTATTGCCGTCATTATCTATGTATGACGTTGTTTCAATATCAAACGCAAATGGTGCATTGATATATGCACATTTGCTGGTATTGTGTTTGCGCACTGTTTCAATGTTAGGTAATGTATTTATATCAAACGTTGTAACGTACTCCATAACTCTCCTCGTTGCCTGCTAGTAATATGTATAGTTCTCGGTAACCTTTTGGAAAAAATCATCATTCGATTGGGCAGTTTGTATAGCGTGCAGTATGCTATCTTCGGCATCCTGTTCGCCTTTGCCGTATCCCAGTTCTGTGATGATATGGTATGCTTGTTCTGATGACATTCCGAACCGTTTAAATTCGCCCATATACCGACCTATTAGTCGATTAATTGCGCCGACGATGTCGACACTGGGGGTGTTACCAGTATAGGCGGTTATCTTTGTTTTGAATGTTGTAATCTCGTTTTTAACGTCCTTGACAGTGGTTTTTGCGTTCAGGAAACGAATTAACTGCTTTAACTGCACCTCTCGGGTTTCTCTGGTCCCTGATACTGAACGACTGAAACGTCCTGAATTGGTGCCGATGGGTGCAGTGTGTGTTACTGCCTCCCAGTTGCGTTGAATGCTTGCGGAATTATTCCACAGTCCCTCACGTTTTAGTCGCTCTATGCGGCTATTAGCACGTTTTGAATAACGTTTAATTTGCGCGTTTAGTGCCTTGTCTGATAGACCTTGCACAAATTTCTCAGGTATTATTGGTTTAGGCATTCCCGAACTCAACTCCTCGATTTCATACTTGTTATGCCGCTTATCTCGTCGTACTCGTTTGTACCGTCGTTAGTGTATTCAACTATATCCACGTCAAATACTTCGGCCAACAAATACGCAACGTGTAGTGCGATTTGTAAATCGGTAAACTCTGCTGAACGCCCGTTAAATAGTAGTATGTACTTGTACATTTTAATCAACTCCTTAGGATTACTGAAATTAATATTGTTTTTATTCTATTTCACGTTTAAACTAGGTATTGTGATAAAACACTGCGTAGCATTGACATTGATATATTTGCAGCGCCCAGATATGGGTATTCACAGTTGATACAGTCGCTAACATCGTCGTAACGTCTGTACATAAACCCGTTTACGCAAATTAGTTCATCTCCCATATTGCTTTGGTCAAAAATATCATTTCTAATCAACATAACAGTGCTAGTTACCCAGTCATACCAGATATTAAATGATGTTCGTTTGTCAACTGGTATCTTGTTGTATCTACCTACAGTTCTTTTTATTCCTTTGATGTTCTTGCCGTTAATTTTCATATTGTAACAACTCCTTAAATATCTGTTGTGTAATCTTAATGATTACAATAATATTATACATCTGTCAATGGGTTTTTGCAATAAACATTTTGTATTGTTTGTGTAATATTTTTATGTCTTTGTTTTGTTGTTTAACTAATTATGTTTGGTCCCACTTTATTGATTTAGCACTTTAGCATATTAAATCGTTTGGGGAAAATGTGAACAAGTTGTTAAATCTCATAGGTG